GCCATAGACGCCGCCGCCTGCCGGTTGCTGCATCTGCTGCACTCGTTGTGGGTTTGATCCGCCTGCCATGATTATTTTCCCCCGCCCATGCTGCCGCCGCCGCTGCGACTGATCGGCTGCGATGCCATCTGTCCGGTGATTGGGTCAATGAACATGCCCGCGATTGCGTTGGCCTGCCCTGGTGCATTGGCGCGCAAGGCGGCAACGCTCTGTTCAAACATCGGGGCGGATGAATAGGCCGACATCCCGCCATAATCCTGCGCTTGAGGCATTCCGGCCATTGGGTCAGCCGTTGGCAAGCCAAACGCCGATGCCGCCTGATTAGTTCCCTGCATGGCTGCAATCTGCATAGGCGTCATTGCGGCAACATCAGGGCCAAAATATGGCGTGTAGCCAAGTTGCGAAACCTGATTGGCGCGGCCAAGGTTTTGTCGCGCTGCGTTTTCCAGCCATGACGGAATTTGAACCGATGTTGATTGGCTTCCGCCCTTGCCGCCGCCGCTCATTCAAAACCCCTTTCCATTGTGACAAAAACAGGCTTAAACCCGTGATTGCCCAAAACGCGCTGCCATCCATTCCGGCCTGTCAGCGTGAGGGAAGTGCAGTCTTGCGTCCTGCCCCACTTTATCGCGCTGTCAATCATGTCGAGGATCTGGTCTAACTCGCCAGCCGCCAAGAAACAGTGCAGCACCTTCTTGCGAGGATACTCCACAATCTCTGTTATTGCAACGCCACGAGGTGCTGGCCAGAATTGCGCCCGCCCGGTTGCCACCAGTTCCGCCACATCCTCGAAGATATGCGTGCCGCCGCTATAAGCTAGGGCCGATTCAATCAGGGCGCGGTAATCGTGGATGTTTGGGATCATGCCTGCACCCTCACGATATTCAGCGTCACTGACGGCGCTGATGGTGCATATGCCGTGGCCGCGTGGGCTTTCAACCTGCCATTCGTGCTGCTCACAGCCCACATGATATTCAGGACATCGCCATCCGAAACGGTGAAAACAGCCGTGCGGCTGACAACGTTTGTCGCGCCGTTGTTGTGCAGGCTGGCCATGACCGTGTTACCCGTGGCGTCAACCCCGTTAAGCCTCGGCCAAAAACGGAAATCAACTTGGCTGGCTGACGTGCTGGCAATTTGTGCCGCGAGCGAAAGCGAATACATCCCGCCTTCCCCAAACGTGATTTCAGTCAGCGGCGATCCCGTCAGCGTAAAATTGTCCAAAGCAACCACATCCAGCGTCACTTTGTATGCCGTGTCAGCCGCAGCAGCCGTTACATCAGCGTCCTGCCCCAAAATCGCATAACCGTCAGCCAGCAGGATTTGCCGAAACTCTCCATCGCGTGAGACAACCGGATATTTGTTTGTCCGGTCCCAAAGAATTACACCATTCTCATTTGCCGATGATGACGCTTCTCTTGCAGAAAGCTGCGATTGCACGCGCCCAAGATAGCGCCGCAAATCCTCGGCCCAAATCTGCCAGCGCTCACCAATGACGGGTGGAACTTTCATTCTGCGCTCATGATAGCATACGTTAATTCTTGCAAAACCATATGCGTGGCCCCTACCAATCCATAACCGCCGATCTTGCCCGCAATTGTGTATTGAGCGAGGTTGTCATACCCCAATCCAACCAAACAAATTCCGACAATCTGGCCGCTCTTGGCCATCTCAAGCCATTCCTCCAGTTCTGCAACGCAAGTCTCATTTACTTCGTGCTCACCCACCGGCCCGCCGTAAATTGAAAGCACCTTTGTCACCGCTGGCCCCCTTGTTTCATGTCAAGCGCTGGAATGCCGAACCGCCAATCTGTTGCGGTCCCTGTCACACGCATTCGGATTTGGCGCCCTGTAAAGCGCACGTCAGTCGGGTTGGTCATGCTATACGGCCCATAGCTGCGCTCGGTGTCGTTCGGATAGAACCGCGTTTTGAATGTCGTAGTCACCTGGCCTTGCGTTTTTTCATCCGGGATAAGCATGGTGCAAACTGCCACGTTATCACCAGCGCCGATCTGGATCGGGCCGCTTTCCGCGTAGATGCTAGCCCCATCATATGCCGTGCCGCTTTCCTGATTGTAAGCCTGTCCCGTGGCGTCAATCCAGATCGGGGTTACGAATACGCCACGGTCCACGCCAGTCGTGCGCGCAATAATGCCCGTTGACCAATGCCGCTCAAGATAATTGAACGAAACGTATCTGTCGCATTCTGTCGATCCGCTGGACGGATAGAACCACCAGACCTCCGAATGCTGCGAGTTGGAGACGGCCCAGATGTGCGAGCGGCGCGTGCTGCTGATATCGCTGAAAACGTAATCTACCACCTCGCACGGCACTTCCTGCACAGCGCCGCCAGAATATGCAAAAAACGATCCCAAGCCCATCCAAAACACGCCTTGATCGACCGATGCGGCGGCTTTGCGCGAAATAGCCCCGCAGGCCGATCCGACCCGCTCAAAGCCATAAACAAACGGCGGGCCTTGATACGTGGCAGTATGCGCGTCAATGTCGGTCAGGATCAGCGTCTGGCCGCGCGTGCGCAGCGCCTGCATGATCTGGCCAGATGTTTGCAATTCCAGATCGCCCGCCTCGTTGGTGGCGGCTGGCGTCCATAGTTCGCGGTCCTCGCGGTCTGACCACTGCACCTTGCGAGGATTGCCGCCTGCGCCCAGAGCGAACAGGAAACGCTCCTCGCTCACAATCAGGCCAAGGTTGCCAGTCGGAGCATTAGGGATGATTACCGCGTCATTGGTAACGTCCAAGTCCCAGGCATACAGATCGCCGTCAGCGTTGGAGCAGGCCACCAGTTCCTCGCCCCAGTTATCCAGATACCAGACCGTTGCCTCTGCGAAGCTGCCGCTGTCGGATCGAGGCGTTCCGTATGCGCCCACCCCGTAAAGCCCGCCGCCGTATCCAAGGTTTTGCGTCGCCACGGCATTACCCGTGGTCAACCCTGCCGGGGTGATGTCGGTGATCGTCCCGGCCTGAGAAATTGCATATAGCTTGTCGAACATCCCGACTGCGATATAGCGGTTGTTGTTCAGATCGCGCCATGCGTGCATCCCACGGGGCACGGTGTCGTTGATGTCAAAGCGCGCTTCCCAGCCTGCCACGGGGCGCATGGTGCCGTCTGCCCATCGCACTAGGCTCGCATCACGCCAGCGCCCTGCGGATTGCAGGTCAGTGCCGTTGCGGTAGACGCCGGGCGGTATGGCAAGCGGGATGAGCGGCATTACTCTGAAACCCCAAGAGGCCCGCTTTCGGTCCAACGCCACCTTGCGCGGTCTTCGCGGCTAGGCAGATCAATGGCGTCCACAATGCGCCATAGCTTGCCAGCGGGTACATCCTTTGCGGCGATAGCGTCGATCTGGTCAGAAAACTCAGGGGCCGGGATGATGACCGCTACGCCGCCGTTGTCGTTAGGGAAAATGATGACTTGCATGGTTGGTTCCCTTTCAGCGGAAGATGGTGACAGAAACAGCAGGGTTATCAACAGCATTACCTGTTGTGGAATTCTTTGTTTGGAGGCGCACCGCTCCAGAACTTACAGTGTTATAGGTGAATACTGGGTTGGTTGCCGATCCAGTGTAATCAGCAGAGCCATTGACAGCGTAATTTGCATCCTGCAGCGCTGTCGTGAAGTTCACCGTGTAGTCACCCGTTCCGTTATCGGTGATTGACGACACATTCCCGCTCGCCAGAATTGCAACCGTGCCCGTGCCGTTGAAATTAACCCAAGCGCGGCAAGCGTACACAGGGGCGGAACCTGTCGCGTTCAGCGCGTTGCGAAGCCGCAACGGCGTCATGACCTTGGTGTTGTCCGTCCCGGCTTCCGCTTCGGCCTGTGATGCAAGATCAGCCGCTACAGTCGGATTGCCTGACACGCCATCGCCATTCGTGACTGCAATACCTGTTCCAGCCGTAACCGTGCGTGCGGCAGCCGTCCCAGCGCCAGTGCGGGCAATGATACCATTCGATGATAGCCCAGCAATGGCCGTCAGATCAGCATCAGATGCCTGCTTGGCGTCAAGCTGCGTTTGAATTGCGGATGTTACGCCGTCCGTGAAGTTCAACTCTGCCGCCGTGGATGTCACCGCCACCCCGCCAACTTTCCACAGCCCTTCTGACAAATTCGGCTTGATCGCCGTCGTGCCGTCCAGCAAGTCGTCAATCTTGTCTGCGTTGGTGTTCCAATCAGTGCCCCAAGCGTTATCATCGCCGCCGACTGTCGGCTTGTTGAGGGTGAAGGTTGTGGTTGTCGTGCCCATCTACTTGATCCTCATCCGAAGCGGCGAACCAAAACGGGCCGCCGTTGTTTCTTCTTCGATTTCATTCATGCCCTGCGCCAGCAATCCCGCCCATACGGCAATGCGCGCATCGTCCTTGAGATACGGCGCTGTATGCACCAATGCGCCGTACAAATACACGTCCGGGCTATTGGTCAGTAACCAATTCGTATCGCCATCAGCCGACAACGCCGTGATCTTGGCGTAATAGGTGATCTCGCTGGTATAGGACGTTCCCGGCGTTGGAAACAGTTCTATGTCCGTTCCAATGTGGGTGAAATATACTGGCGCGTTTGGCGTGTCGTCGTAGCCTGTCCGATAGCGCGTCAGGTCGTCCATGCTGATTTGCGTCAAAACCCGGATCGGGCTAGCGTCCATCGTGATGCGGATCGTCTCCATCCAATCCGCAGGCAACGCTTCGAATTGCGTATTGATCGTCAGGCTGCCCCGCGTGATTTGCCGATGCGAGCGGATCTTGCGGTTGAACTGCGCTTGGGCCAGCGCGACGAAAGCCGGGATGACTGCGGTTAGATCGTCCCGGTTCAGAGTGTCTGCGATGGCTGTCTTCAGCGTGCCGAAGTTGGTGATGGTCATTTCTTCTTCGCCTCATTGCGGGCCGATATTGCTTTGGCCTTGGCTTTGGCATCGGACTTGCTGGACGCTCCCCAAGCTTGCAGCGACTTGAGCAATCGTGTCGGCTCGCCGTCCTTGCGTTCTGGCCCTGGCATGTTGCCCATGCGAGCGAGGAAGGATGCACGGCGCGGGTTGTCGCCCGTCTTGACAGGCGGCTTCAAGTTCATTCCCTCGGCCTTGGCAGATGCCCGCCCCTTGGCGTTCAGGCCGCCGCTGGGGTTCTTTCCTTCAGCACGCTGCCATGCCGGGGTTTTCATTTCTTCTTAGCCGTCTTCGCGGATGCTTTGAACGCTGCTGCGGACGGCGCGCCCTTGCTGCCAGGCTTGCGCATTTTCTCGTCGCTGCCCAGTTTGATGCGGCGCTTTTTAGCAGCGATGTTGGCATACAAGCCGTCGCTCATTTCTTGCCGCCCTTCATCATGCACTTGCCCATCGCCTTGCACTTGGCGGGGTTCGGGCAGCCCTTGCACGGGGTGAATTTGATTGGCTTTTTCATTTCTTCTTCGCCTTTCCTGCTTGGCTGAGAGCGATTGCGATGGCCTGCTTGCGAGATTTAACAACGGGCGCTTTCTTCGGGCCTGCCGGGTCAGCGCCTGCGTGAAGCGTGTCGCGTTTGAATTCACCCATGACCTTAGCCACCTTGGCGTCGGCTTTGCTCGGCTTTTTCATTGTGGACCCCATATTCAAACTTCCGCCACCATAGCACATTACAAAACGCCTTTCAAACCTCGCCGCAATGGAGCGCCCCAGTCGTCTTGTGACGGGATTGATGCCTTGAACACTGCAAGCAATCCAAAGGCATCCGCGCCGTGGCTTGCAAAGTCATGCTCTGGCCCCAAACCAATGCCGCGCTTTTCGTCCCGTTTCTCGTGATACCAGCCCAAAGCATCGCGCCCGCCTTCTGTGGTGTCAGCGTTGAACCGGATCGAGGGGAACAATCGGCGCGTTGCGTCAATCCGCTGCAACGCGGCTCCTGCCCCTTGGTTCTTCACCAGCTCCACCGCAAAGCCTGCCTCTCGCAGGTATGACATGGGCGTGACCGCATAGACCTGATCGTGCTTGCGCCCGTCGTGCGGCAAAACGCATATTGCATCCTCATAATCATTGGCGCGCAGCCAGTTCACGTGCGCCTCGAATGGCTGGCCGACAGCCTCGTAATAGTTCAGCACCCGCACCTCTGACCCGACGAATTGCGCCACCCAGATTGATGTTGCATCGGACTTGCTGGACGTGCCGCCGATGTCCCAAAACGTGTAGACCTTCATCAGCGGATCGCGCGCCACGAAGCCAATGCGCCGCTCTAGATGGGCGTCTGTGAGGTGCTTGGCATAATATGCGCCTTCTAGCACGGTGGCATATTCGCCTTCCCAGATGTGGCCATAGCGTTCCGGCTGATTAGCAATGCAATCGCGCCGCTCCTGATCAAGCACGTCGGGAAACCACGGATTATCCGACCAGTTGGCACGGACCACGCTTGCGCCTGACGGCAGATATGATCCGCGCAATAGCTGGTCAACCGGATCGGTAGCGCGGGCAGGGTTCCAGCTAAACCAAAGTTCAGAATTATCGGCGCGGATTGTTGGGCGCAGCAGGGACAGGGAACGGTCAGAGAGCGATTGGGCTTCTTCGACCCATGCGCGGTCAAAGCCTTCCAGCGACTTCACGCTATCGGCGGTGTGATCTTGCATCCCTTGGAATATGATCAGCCCATCGCCTGGCGTCTCGATT